GACAACCTAGGCTCTTGCTGAGAATAGTCAAAACAACCCCATGTATGGCCTTCCTCGGGTATAAATAATGACCTAATCCGTGGTCCAAGTTCCTTGTTCCTAGCTGGTATTTGCTGTAAATTTGGGTTAGAATAGCTGAATCTTCCGGTCACAGTTCCACCATTATCGGACCTTAATTGGTTAATTTCAGCATGTATTCTTCCTTTATGATTATGTTTTAATATGGTATCAATAAACGTGGTATGGGCCTTATTTATTTCACGGGCTCGGGCAATTAGTTTCACTAGTGGGTGGGGGTGATTCTGCAAAAAGTTTTTTGTAAATGATGGAGAATTTGTTTTTTCGGTGCGGTCAAATGGTAGGTGAAGTTTTTCAAAAACTTGGGCAATGGATCGAGCTGCCCATATTTGGGTATCTACTCCAGTTTCTTTTTTTACTTTTTGTAATAATCCTTTTTCTTCTCTATTTAATTCTTCTTTTAATAGGTGAGCTTTTACAACATCTACACGAACTCCTAAGAACCGCATATCTACGAGGCAAGGAAATAAGTCAGTCTCTAATTGGAAAATAGATTTTAAATCTTGATTAATAATTTCTTTCTTTAGCTCTTGCCAAAGTTCATAAGTTATCTCAGCATCTTTTTCTGCGTAAGCACCAACATAAATGGCAGGTAGTTTATACATTTCTGCCTTAGCGTCAACCCCCCAACTCTTTGCAGCTTCATATAATTCTGTTTCATTTTTTCCTTTTCCAGTGTATCTTTTGGAACAGTTGTTTAAGTCATAACGCATTTGATTCTCATCAACTAGGGCCGATGCAATCATCGTGTCTACAATTCTTCCGTTAATACTTAAACCGAGCGCTCTTATCCAACATACGTCATACATGGCGTTGTGAAATATTTTCATAGCTGGAGTGCTCAACACACCTTGGAACCATTTTAAAACTTTATTTCTATCTAGATTACCACCACCTTCATGAGCAATTGGATAATAACCAGACCAGTCCTTAACAGCGACAGCTACACCCACAACGTCTCCGTTTTTAGATACTGATCCTGATCCCATCTTAATTAGGTCCGGGTCTTTTGTTTCTAAGTCAATTGCAATCTCATCATACTTTGATAGATCTGGAAATTCTTCTGGCGGTAACCATTCTGTCTGTGGTTTAAATAGTGGTACTTGTATCATAGTTTTATAAATCTCCCTTGTTTGTCTCTGATTAAGTTTGTTTTACCTTTTTTATCTCTAAAATCATTTTCAGGATAAGATTGTTCAACACAATCCTCATATGGATAACCATTATCTTTTAGCCATTCAGCATGAATAATTAAAATTTTATTTCTCAACTATCCCCCATGAATTTTTTGATTCTTTTATTTCTTCTTTCACAGGTTCAGGATAGTCTCTATCGATCGCCATGTCAATATAATGTTTTGCTTTTAACAAATCTTCTTTTTGATTTTTTTGTTTATGTCTACATAAATATTTAATTGCGTTGCCTTCCGCAAATGGAATATTATTTCTATTAATAAATTCTGAAGGTTGAATCGCCATAGATTTATAATGAGTCCCACCTACCTGCTTTTTATATATTTCTTCGCTCATATTATAAATCCTTTACTAGGTTGTTTGGGTTCTATTATATGTAAGTTTTCTTTTGTTCGTGTTGCACCTACATAATACAGTCTGTTTTCATCATCAGGATTCTTTTCGTATGTATTCATTGTTGTTCTTGTTTGATCAGTTAACAATACAACGTTTTGACATTCACCACCTTTAGCGGCGTGAATCGTAGACAATTTTATTCTTGGTGGTTTATTTAATTTCTCACCATTAGCTCTCATTTTTCTTAGATAATTTACTCGCTGTTGCCCTGCTTCATTAAAAGCTTCAAACCAAACTTTTTTAGTTTTTAATCCGTGGTCCTTGGTCAATGCATCAATACCATAGAAGGATTCTTTCACCATTCCTTTTAATTTATTCTTGTCTGCATGTTCAGGACTCATGTAACTATAAATCTTTTCAATTTGTTTATAAGACATTAATTGTCCCTGTCTTAAATGCTCCCAGTCTGTAACTGCTTCTTGCATATCTTTTTCATAACTTCTTTTATATTTATTCTCATAATACAAACCCTTACGATACAAAGTATCTTCTATTTCTTTAAGCATGTATTTAGTTCTAGATAGTATTAACCATTCACCAGATGACATATCAATTGATTCAACATCAAAGTGTCTATGTAAACTTCCCTCATTAGTTTTAGGTTTCCAATTCTTATCTATTCTATTTCTAATTCTATTTATAATACCCATAGCAAGTCTATGAACTTTCATCGGAATTCTATGTGATTGAATAAGTGGAAGGTTAATCATTTGATCTTGTAAAGCTATAAAAGAATCTACATCAGCACCAGCCCATTTAAAGATAGCCTGGTCGTCATCTCCAGCAATAAACGTATCCTCTGTTTTATCCCAAATAGTTTTAGTCATATCCCATTGCATTCGAGATAAATCTTGAGCTTCATCAATAAAGACTACATCGAAGTTAGGGGACTTATCTGATTTTATAAAATTTAAAATCATGTCATTAAAGTCTATCAAACCATATTCTTTTTTATATCTCTCCAACTCATTAGCTATAATTCTTAACTTATCTCTCTCTAAATCTTGAGTATGTTCTTGAAGTTCATACTGTTGGTCTGGAGTTATATTTCTAAGTTTTGCTAAATTAATTATCTGTAAATACTCACTGTCAGATGTAAAGAATCCGTGATCTTCCTGGTGTTCTGCGTAAGCCACTGGAAAGCCTAATTTTTTTCCCAAGTCTTTATAGTGTCTTGGTTGCATTACTTGATCTTTTTTAAGTCCAAGTTTTTTAAATGCTAGTGAGTGTAAAGTTCTAAAGTATGGAAGATCATCTTCTGTGTAATTAAATTGTTTCATTGCTCTATCTCTTGCCTCGTACGCAGCTTTTTGAGTAAAAGCAAAATAGCCTATCTTATCTGGATCAGTTTCTTTTAAATAATTATCTACTTTATTTAATAAAGTTGTAGTCTTTCCAGTTCCTGGTGGTCCCAATACTATTGTTTTCATTTAATCCTCCTAAAAAAATGTCTCCATATCGATGATCTAATAATTGAAACTGCTGTAAATATTAATGCTATATGTAAGCTGTCCCAAATCGTTGGATATAATCCAAAGAAAGGAAAGATATATAATTGAATTAAAATTGCTAAAATTAATCCACTGCCTACATCAATAAAGCTTTCTATAAAACACCTTATTTTCATTAAAATACATCCTTCGGTTTAAGTTCTTTTTGCGTATACTCTTCCTCTTTTAGATCAAATTGTTTTACTCTAAATACTGATATTTTATCTTTCCCAATTCTCTTATCTTCACAATTACAAACTTCTTTTAACATCTGCGCCGTTCTAGAATAATTTACATCCCATCTTTGTCTAATTAAGAATTGATTATAAAACTTACTAAATATAAAGTGATGATATCCCTCACTAGTCCACACACCACCACGTTTAAGATCACTCATTTCAGTTCCTATATGCCTGTTTAAACAAAACTCTTCTAAATGATTCTGTAATTGATCATTAGTTGTAACTCCTTCTGGTGGTTCAACAGGTTCGTGATTCTTCATTAGTGGGTTTATAATCATGTCCCAATCTTTTGGTTTAACTGTTGGTGGCTTAAAATCTAATTGTTCCATACAGGCTTCTTGGAATAAATTTTGTTGTTTTAAATATTTTACATTCTCTAAGTATAATCTTTCTCCATCTACATTCAGATAATAGTATGGTTTTTCTAATTTAATTTTTTGTAAATCTGTTAATGCAGGAAATACTATCTCATCTCCTATTCCATACTTACGACTCTTACATAATTTTTTATCACACAAATTACACATTGGAGTATCATTACATTTATATCCCCAATCTTTTTTCTCATGTTGTTTTATAATTCTATTTAATCCAGCATCATCATAGATTGGTTTGACATGTTTCTCATTAAATAAAGAAACTTTCCCTTGCCAACCTGATGGCCATTTCTTTTTAGCATAAACCGTATAATGAAATAATGCGTTGTCTCTACCACCTTCACCTACAGTATTGGCTGCCATAAGTTCTATGCACGGAGGCCCATCAGAAAATTCTGATTGGGGCCTCTGCACTTTTACGAGACCAACATCTAGTTGTTTTACATTTTTATAGATCTCATAAAATTCTTGTAAAGTTGCTGCTGTACCATCTTCTTTAAATGCATATCTTAAAGTTTCATCACCATTAAAGTATGGTAAGTTTAAAAAATTTCCTGTGTCATCTGCTGATTGTAATTTAATTTGTTTTGGAAAGACTTCTGATCCGCCGTATCCTAGTAGTGTCTTTATTTCTGTAAGTTTGTCTCTCATTCTTTCTGCGTCAACGGGAGTCTCAGAGAAGAGAAACACATGAGCACCCCCACTCTTTGACCTACATACTACCAGCGGTAGTTTAAAACTTTTTATTTTATCTATTAATTTTTTATGATCAAATCCTGCATATGAATCTATATCTACACATCCCCATATACATTGATTCTCTTCGTTGATTGGAATAATTCCTAAACTTTGTTCACCATTTAAATGCTTTAACCACAAGTGATCGGTTACATGTTCCCGTACTACAAAAGATTTTCCTTTAACTTTTTCTCCGTTGTTATTACTCGGACCAACTTTAGTACATCCATGGGCTCTTTGTAAGCCTTTAAATATATTTTTAAAATCTCTAATTTTATCTTCTAATATAATCATACAATTCTTTTATTAATGGGCGGATCCACTCTCGCTTCGCCGCCCACTACCTAGGATTAGTTTAATACGGTGTTGCTTCTTTGTTTTCAGATCCGTGTTTAACTTCAACCTCACCTTTACCGACTCTCTCAGCAAAGTTTTTGGCTATTTCGTAAACACCTTTATCTTGAACTGGACCAACTTTAGACACTTCCCATCCAAACCATGTTCCTTTGTCATTAGACATCTGAACAGTCTTTAGATTATAAATGTGGCTATATGTTGGCGGCGTAAATAAACCGTTCTTACCTTGCAACTTAATTCCCATCATAATGGAATTCCATTTACGACTAATTTTTAATTGAGTCGCTTTCATAGAAATTAAAGCTGTCTGTGGACTCTTACCTAAAAGAATTACAAAATGATTTGCTGTATTCTCTAGATAGTTTCCATTAGGTAGACGATCTTTGTATGATTTATCCC